TGATAGTATTAGTTGAACTAGCACTGCCGGATAATCTATTTACATCTGAGCTGAGTCCCGAAATCGCACTACGGGCTGAATCGGCTCCGCTGATTAGTATTTTTAAAACCATTTCTGCCATAGAAGCCATTGTGTAGCCTCCTAAAGTTTCGTATTTCCATTCATTGCGTACTCTATTGGTATCGCCCCGTCTGTGTCTAGTCCGGGGGTCTTGTATTCTGCCCCGTGGAGTTTTGCTTCCTTCTTTAGTTCCCGTTCGTGTCTATCCATGACTTTATCCACAAATAAAAGCAGTTGCGGGATCGTCCATGTTTTTATCTCTTTAAGCGATACCCCGTATTCACTCATAAGTACATCAAATATACCGCCCCAACCAAAATATTTTTCTTCTATTAACGCATTGATTTTGTTAGGGCTATTAAGTTTTTTATACTGCTGTAGTTAACTTCAAATGCCTTTAGTATAATTT